GTTCTCTGTGGGGTGCTGAAAATCAAATACTACGATTACCTTATATTCAGCAAATCCCATAAGATCCATGCCAAAACAGGGCAGATTACAGCCAGTCTTAGGATAGAGGATGTTGTTGTAAATGCTAGACTTTTCATTGTAAATTTCTACCTCACGTGATTTCAAAAAATATTTATGACGATACTCTATTGCTTTTAGACTTGTGTTACGTTTTCCTTCCCACATCATGTAGCTATTAACATCAGGTTCCAAGTCAAAAGTATTGAACAATACCTTCTTATAATTTTGCCAAAGATCAATCATTTTTTAAATACACCTATCTTAGTCATAACATACAGTGTTAAAACTGTCCAAAAAATAATTTCTAATGCATGGTTAGTCATCATGTTCTTCCCATTGGTCTGTTAAACCTTTGTTATTAAAGAATGCTCTGTATATTCCAAACCCAGATAGTAAAACTAAGATTACTAATATAGAAATACCAAATGTTGCATCTGGATCAGCATTATAATGTGGTATTAGTGCATTGCACTTAGTCCATGTGCCAGGTAATGTGTATACTGGAGGACAAGATAAAAAAATCATAATTAATAGTTTTTTGATTTAGGGATGTTGCCACCTTCTCTTAATTCAGATATTCTAAAAGTGACAAGTTTCTCCCAAGGAGAATAGTTATCAAACAGAACTGATGCTGTTTTCTTTGTGCATCGTTGAACGAATCCAACATACCCATTATATATTGAGTTTGGACTATCAATTGTAACGGTTGTGCCTGGTAAAATCATTCTTCAGATCTCCATTGTTTAATCATTCTAACATAATAAAAAATATATGCAACTTATGAGTGGGGATCAAAATATCTGATCATCCAACCTGTTCCTGCTATTAATAGAACGACTGCGACTATAACCCAAGTCATTTAATTCTCCTCTGGTAATTGATCCATCATGTTCTGGACATTTTCTTTTAAAGTATCATAGAATTGAGGTCCTATATTCTCTGGTGGCATACCTAACATAGATGCAGCATTTTTTACCTGATCTACCAGTTTCTTTGCTTCTGGATCATCAGACAAAGACACACGCATATACATGGTCTGCTGTATTTCAATTAACCTCATCATTTTATGAAGTTGCTCTCTTTTTTCGTCAATAGATAGAACTAATCCCATCCTATTGATTTCCATATAAAGCTCTCCCATATCTTGTAATTCTTTCTGAACTACTTCAGATTTGAAGAAATTGCTCATACAAATTGCTCCTTGATTATACTCTTATATTTACCTTTATCTATATTGACAAAGGGTTCGTATTTCACTACCCTGTTACGAAGTGGTTTCCATACTATATCTTCTTTAATAATTTTATCAAAATTTTCAATGTATTTAAAAATCTGATTAAAGATTACCAAAGTTTCTATACTAATCTTACCACCTAAGTGTGCTTTTAGCAAGGGTGGGTGTACTCCATCTATTATAAACAACTTATCAAACTTCTGCGAGATATCATAAAGCGTAGCAACATCCTCTTTAAATCTATATGTCATAGATTGTTTTCTTTTAATATACTCCTGATAATTTTTTGCTCCCTCTCTTACAAGAGTTGCAGGATATACTTTATCTTCCATACACATGTTTGCTACGAAAAATTCACGTAACTCTTCTTCCTTAAATGTTCTGGAAAGTTTTACAAAAAAGAATTTATCTCTTCTACTATCAAATGAATGTTGAGATGCTTTTGCAGCGTTACCGTACTTCATATAATCAAATGAATCGGTAGTAAAATGAAGTTTTAAAGAGAGGTACATCTTATATACTTCAATTCCACTCACAGTTTTAATAATGCCTTTGATGTTCTTTTCATATAATTTAAACGTTGAGCATCATACTTCAACTTTTCTTTTAATGGTTTAGATATCAATTTGTTGATACCATCCATTTCTATGTTTTTATCTTCGCAAAATTGTACTATTGCCTCAATGTAATTAAGGTCACCTTCTTTTACGATCTTTTCTATTTCTACCGAAAATTTGGCAGACGTCATGAAGTTCTCTTCAAAAACTTCATCAATTTTACCACTCGCCATATGCGTCTCTGTAGGAGGAGATATACTCATGTAATTTACGAGCATACTTAAACTTGTCATAGATTTCAAATACTTGAGGTTCGCCTGTTTCGCAAGCGATAATTGTTACGAGTTTCTTTGGCATTAATCCAGTTAACTCTTGAAACATTATAGCATATGCTGTCTCTTGTGCAAAGTAGTCATGTATCCACTCTTCACGTTTGTACTTACTTGAGGTTTTAAAATCTATTATTGATAACTCACCATTGTATTCTGCAATACAATCAACTCTACCAGCTAACTTAAGAACATTAGAGAATAAAGATTCCTCAAGTGCGTGTATGTTGTTAATACTATCTAGGTAGGGTTTGATCTGGTAAAATAACCCCATTGATAGTGTATCATCTTTATATTTACTTATTGACTCGTTTGACAGATATAACTCACACAATTTATGACACTTGTTACCTCTGATAGATGCACGTTTAGATATAGCATTTGCTTCCTCTTCACCAACTCTATTTCTCCATTTAAGAATTGAATCTTTTTTCTGATGACTTGTAATTGTAGTCACTGAAGGATATAAAGAATCACCAACACGATATCTTCTACCGTTTGGTGTGTTCTTTGCTATTAGATTCGGAAACGAATGTGTATTTACGTGATTAAATTCCAAGATTAATTTTGCTAATCAAATAAGATTTGACTAGACCTGATCTCACGATATCATCTATGCCAAATTCAATACTTTCAAACTCACTCATATCATCAATAATTTTCTTAAAATCCATGATACCAGTTTTTTCGTGTGCCTTAATAAGGTCACTCTGTGCTGCATCACCAGCAAAAATAATCTTACTGTTAACACCTAACCTTGTTATTATACTATCTAACTCGTGAAAGTTCAAGTTTTCAGATTCATCAACTAAAACAATAGCATTGTCTATAGTCGTACCACGTATGAATGATGTAGACCAAAACGATACTGTGTCCTGTGCTTTAAGGTTAGAATAAAGCATTTCAAACGATGCATCATCAGGCATTTCAAACATATAACGTACCATATTTTTGTATGGTATCTGATATAAATTTGCTTTGTCTTCATGGTCGCCAGGTAAGAAACCAATCTCTCTGGTAGGCACTAATGACCTAACAATATACAACTTATTATATGGTGACTGTTCATCTAATATATCTTTCAATGCCAGATACATGGTAATAAAAGACTTACCAGTTCCTGCTGCACCAAATAAAAATAAATGCTTGTTCTTACTCCAAGCATCAAAAACTTTTTCTTGTGCTGGTGTTAGAGGTTTAATCTCTAATAAATGTTCTGTTCCAATTGGTTTACGTCTCATTTGTCTGGTCGATAATCCAACCATTGTCGGTTGTTTCTTACTTTTTACTGGCATTAAATTTTGTCGAACTTAGCGTAGGGATGATGTTTCTTGACGTTATTGAGACGATCTTTGAAACCTTGTGGTAATTTGTTTTGGTAGTCACCAACTCCACTGACAGCGGATGCTATTCCTGCTTGCCAGTCTTTATCCCAATCTGGATTATTCTCTCTCCACTCTTCGTATTTTGCAAGTGAAAGGTTGAGAACCTTAGTTTCACCAGTCTTTAAATTTTTCACATCGTATAATGCCATTATTTAAACTCCCAGTTCAAAGCGTTAGTAACAACAGGAAACTGTTGCTTAAAGATTGAACGTACTTCTTTTACTATGTCCATATGTTCTTGTTGTGTACCATGTGCACTACGTAAATCTATATAGTGAATCCAAGACCGAACACTTCCTGTCATATAGATACGGGTCGGTGTTGCTAACGGGAGAACCATTCTCGCACATTCCTTCGCAACACCCTCACGGATGAGTTCATTGTAGAGATCAATTCCCTCAGCGAAATATCTTTCAATCTGGTCTTGTAACCTTTTCGTCTGTTCTTCTGGTATATCATCTATGCTATTTTGCCTATTTTTACTATCTTGTCTACGTAATTCTGGTGCTGGAATACTTCCCAATAAATTAGTGTTTGCATAACGTTGACTAAACTCTTGAAATGTAAATGATCTATGCCTTAATATCTGTGCTGCTATTGCTCTCGTTGTCTCTATTTCTAGAGTCATATGTGCTTGCTCGAAAACTGACCAGTGACCGTGCTTGACACAGTAACCTAGTAAACCAGCTACTACTGGATTGGTTTGATTCTGTGGGTTGCTCACTCTTGCTATGTAACCCATGGTTTCCTCTGCCCTTGGCGTTACTGTCACTAAACTTACTTTCATGTTTTCTGTATAATTTTGCATATAGTACTTCTTGAGCACTATAAAGGTTAGGTTGTTTCTTTGCTCGTTTTATTAATTTTTTTGCTGCTTTTCGACTGTTCATGTATAACTTTAAATCCTTTCCATTCGTTTAAAACATACTGAGTTCCCTTGGGATAGATGTGATTAGCTTCAAAATACAAAAGAAAGCTACGCATAGTACTAGTAAGCGTCGAACGTTCATATTCTTGTAGAACATCTAGTAGGTGTATACTACTATTTATTAGTGTGATCATAGAGAGCATCGAATATTTCGTCTGCAAGGTCGTCTAGATCTTGCGTTTTAGAGTCAAAGTTAAAATCTAATCTTTCACCTTTAAACAAATCATTTGCTTGTTTTGAGATAAGATTTTTGATCGAAGAGGTTTGGTTGACAGTTTCCTTGACACCATCCGATTTCTTTGAGTTTGGTTCCATCTCTGAGTTTGTCATAGTAGCAATTAAAAACGTCCATCTTTATACCCATAACAATATCATGGGATTCTTTGACTTCATCGCTATCTTTCTTTTTATCTAAGTAAGTAACGATCCAAGCATTAGTGGGTAACTTTTTGTTTTCGGATAGTTTTCTGTCGCAATCAATATTGAGAAATATAAGAGAGTATTTCTCTTGCATTGCACCTATTTCATCATTACTATCCCATATCATCCTCTATTTCCCCATTCTATTTGTGGGAATGCTTCAGATACTACTGCTTTAGTGATGCGATACTTTGATTGTATGTCCTTATTACAAGCACTTACAAGTAAGTTTGCTTCATCTTCAGTAAGACCCTCTAAAAGTTGAACAAATAGTTGTTCACGTCTTATACCCTTTAAGGTATCGTCCCCACCTTTAAAGTATCTGTAGAGACCTTTATACTCACCGTCAAGACGAGTATGTTCAGTTCCTATAGGTGCATCATTAGGTGTAAAAGGTACTTCACCTTCGGGTAGAAGAAATTTTAATGATTCATCAAAATTAATAATTAAGATTGCACGTAAACCATTATTATTATACTCTTGTAGTAAATCTACTTTTTCTGCTTTAGTTTTAGCAGATGATACTTTTTGGAGTATTTCAGTTAACAATGCATCTTTTGGTAATTTTTTTGCCATTTCAATTCACAGTTTGGTAATATTATATCAGTCTTCGTCATCTTCGTCAAGTAGATCTTCTGGATCAGTGAAGCGAACCGCTAAAAGTTCCTCTTCTACGTATGAACCATTGCCATCTAAAAATTCTGGATGAAGGTTATTTAACTGACGTTTGTGTGTGTGGGTGTCCACAGCGGATTTGTAAATCCAACCTACAATCCCGCCCATGATGAATGCTAGTATCATTCCTGCAGCGGAGAAAAATAGGAGTATGTTAGTTTCCATTTGTGTCCTCGTTAATGTCTAGTCTGACACGAACTGACCACTTAAAGAAGCGGAAAGAACGATCAACCGTACTGGGTAATGGTATCCTCCTGCTTCTTGGAAGCATAACTTCTATGCCTTTATTTAGTTCTAGTTCTTTTGGGTGTTTTCGCTTTTTCGTAGTTCCACGCATCACTTAGTATTCCATATAAAAATTTCCTTATCTTTCTAGCATCATCTGTAGTTAAATCGGGATATGCCATTTTAATATCTTGACCACCATGTTTGATATAGTGGTCTAGATCGTCTATTGTGCAAGATATGTTTCCTGCTGTTCCAGATGCGACAAATCTGGAAACGTCACTTTTCTTGAAATTATTCTCTTCAAGGAATTTCATCATTTTGAACGTATTACGACCTGTCTTGAGCATTGCTCTGTCATAAACTGCTTCAATGATATCAACTAGTGTGTCTTCTGGATCCATCTAATAAATTGTGTTCTTTTAAGTATTTTACTGTATCGGTGCAACCACCTAATTTTTTGTTATTTAGAAGAACTTGTGGAAAAGTTGAATTTCCTCCAAACTCTTCATAGAAAGCATGTCTGTCAAAATGCTCGTCTAATTTATACTCCTGATATGTGAAGTTACACAAGTCTAACACTTGTTTGATCTGTGTGCAATAGGGACATCCATCTCTGGAGTAAATTGTGAAGTTCATAAAATGGCAAAAAACCTATTTAGCGAAAAATGGTCAGAATTTTTTTTTCGACTTTCTGGGGACTCAAAAGTCGATTTCCCCTCAGTATAGCATAAAAAAAGAGGGTGTCAAACACCCTCTGATCTGTAATCTAGATATATGCGACCTAGAATGTGTACTTAGCACCAACTTTAACACCGTATGCATTGTCAGCAGTCTCGTCTGTAAGAAGAGAGATTTCGCCATATGCACCGATTGAATCAGTTAGGTCTAAAGAACCACCAACGTAACCAATGAAGTCAGTTGAAGACTCACCGTTATCTGGAGAATCTACTACAGGACCACCAGATACATACCAGTTCTCACCTTCGTAACCGATTTGGAACTCAGTTGAAAGTCCAGTATAGTCATCACCTGAGTAAGATGATACTGTTTCCACATTCACGTAAGGACCAGCAAATGCTGCACCAGCTAATAGGAATGGAGATGCTGCCACTGCAGCGATTGTTGATTTAATAGACATGTTTGTTCTTAGTCTCTCGCAAGAAAAAATCCTGCGGATGTTAGACCACCCCGACATGGGGGTCTTTGAATCTACGCAGGGTTACGATCTTTCGAGTCCTTCGTAATGTTATTTAGTATATCATAATACATTCTTAATGTCAAGTGTGCCAGTTTCCTAACTGTCTTTTTTTGTCACACGCTTAATCATCTTAGCATACATCACTTCAGAACGTGAGTACATACCAGGATTTTCCTTTGCTAATCTAATTAATTTCTTCGCTGTTTTGTGATTGGATTTTCTTGAGTTGTCTACCATATTCTTCTAGTTTTTGTCTTGATTCGATTAACATATCTGCAACTGTCTTTCTTCCTTGATAGAAACCTTCGGGGTCTATATCTACATCAATTAGATCTGATGGGTTAGTAATTGATTCAAAAGTTATATCCTTATCACCAACAACTTCTCTTAACTCTTGAGTGAGTTGATCTTTTTTGATTTTCATAATAGTATTTATACTTAATAAAAAAGGAGTCCGTAGACTCCTTCGTATTTATAGTGCGTTGCCTCGTGGCAAGACTTCTTCTGGGAACACAAAGTTCTCATGAGGTTGGTCTACAGATGACATCCATGCTCTCATACCTTCATTCAAAAGAATATTCTTTGTATAGAAAGTCTCGAACTCTGGGTCTTCTGCTGCTCTTATCTCTTGAGATACAAAGTCGTATGCTCTTAAGTTAAGTGCAAGACCTACGATACCAATTGATGATGTCCACATTCCCATAACAGGAACGAACAACATAAGGAAGTGTAAAAATCTTTTGTTAGAAAAAGCAATACCAAATATCTGTGACCAGAAACGGTTTGCTGTAATCATTGAATAAGTCTCTTCTTCCTGTGTTGGGTCAAATGCACGGAAGGTTGTAGATTGTATCTTACCCTCTGTGTATTGTGATGTGTCTTCATACAAAGTGTTTTGTACTGTTGCACCGTGAATAGCACAGAGTAATGCTCCACCAAGTATACCTGCTACACCCATCATATGAAATGGATTGAGAGTTATATTGTGGAAACCTTGAATGAATAGAATATATCTGAAGATTGCTGCAACACCGAATGATGGTGCGAAGAACCAACTATGCTGACCTAATGGATAGATTAGAAAAATACTTGTGAATACTGCGATAACTGCTGAGAAAGCAAGAGCATTGTAAGGTCTGATGCCTACAAGTCCTGCGATCTCAAACTGGCGAAGCATGAAACCTATGAGACCAAATACACCATGAAGTGCAACGAAGTTCCAAAGTCCACCGAGTTGTAACCAACGAACGAATGAACCTTGTGCTTCAGGCCCCCAAAGAACATAAGACTATGACCCATAGCATCTCCGGGTGTGGAAACTGCTGCTGTTAAAAAATTTGCTCCTTCAAGATATGAAGATGCAATACCATGTGTATACCACGATGTCACGAAAGTAGTTCCAACGAACCAACCTCCAATTGACAAGTATGCACAAGGCAAAAGTAAAAGACCAGACCATCCGATGAATACGAATCGGTCTCTCTTTAACCAGTCATCAAGAACATCAAACCAACCCCTTGTGGGTGCTTGTAAGGTAGATGCTACCATTATTTTCTCCTAAGAAAAAAGCACCCGAAGGTGCTTTGTTAACTTTTTGGTTAGTAATTAACCGATTGTAGGTGCTGTTAAAGCAACCTGTGTAGACTCTGCAGATGCTAAGTCTAGTGGGAAGTTGTGTGCATTTCTTTCATGCATAACTTCCATTCCTAAGTTTGCTCTGTTAAGAACATCTCCCCAAGTTGGTACAATTTTACCGTTAGCGTCAACTACAGATTGGTTGAAGTTGAAACCGTTGAGGTTGAATGCCATTGTACATATACCCATAGAGGTTAACCATACGCATACAACTGGGAAAACTGCAAGGAAGAAGTGTAAACTTCTTGAGTTGTTAAAAGAAGCATACTGGAAGATAAGACGACCAAAGTAACCGTGTGCAGCTACTATGTTGTATGTTTCTTCTTCTTGTCCGAACTTATAGCCGTAGTTTTGACTCTCTGTTTCTGTAGTTTCTCTGATTAGAGATGAAGTAACTAAAGAACCGTGCATTGCACTGAAGAGACTACCACCGAACATACCTGCAACACCTGCCATGTGGAAAGGATGCATTAGTATGTTGTGTTCTGCTTGGAACACGAACATAAAGTTGAACGTACCTGATATACCTAAAGGCATTCCGTCTGAGAAAGATCCCTGACCAAATGGGTATACTAGGAATACAGCGAATGCTGCAGATACTGGTGCTGAATATGCTACACATATCCAAGGTCTCATACCTAGTCTGTATGATAATTCCCATTGTCTTCCCATGTATGCTGAGATACCGATTAGGAAGTGGAAGATAACGAGTTGGTAAGGACCACCGTTATACAACCATTCGTCTATTGTTGCTGCTTCCCAAATTGGGTAGAAGTGTAGACCGATTGCGTTTGAAGATGGAACAACTGCACCAGAGATGATGTTGTTACCATACATTAGAGCACCTGCTACAGGTTCTCTGATTCCGTCGATATCGACAGGAGGTGCTGCTATGAAAGCAACGATAAAGCATGCAGCTGCTGCGAGCAAGCATGGGATCATGAGTACACCGAACCATCCAACATAGATTCTGTTGTCTGTAGATGTTACCCACTCACAGAACTCAGGCCAACCTTGTAGAAGACCACCTTGTCTGCGTGTAATGTTTGAAGTTGTCATTAGTAGGACGTTTTTAAGTAGGGCATCAAGGGTTAGATGCGAAACTTATTTCCAGAAATCCCTTCACTTCTGGATATGAGAGACTATTGCTTATACTGCTCACAGGTCTCGGTTAAAAGCAGTTTGCATTGGAGGGCGATCCTTTCGAGTCCATTGCTAAGTGAGGGAATCCTCACCATGTTATTTATTATAAAGTTTTGTTAAGAATTTGTCAACCCTCAAAAGTTGGGTATTTATACCCATATTTTGCAAAGGGATGCTTGGGGATCTTATGTTTGGGATGTCTTTTTAAATCTCTCTTGAGTTGTTTAAGATATTTTAAATGCTTTTTTGTATCAAAATTTTTCAATAGGAATGCTCTTCTACTTTACCCTGTATACATGCATCATCTATACACTCAACATATGTTAGTTCCTCTC